TGGGTGACTTCGTATCCTTCGGTCGGGGCACAGATGATCAGGCCGCGTTCACCCCGCGTCTCGATCAGCGTGACGATGCCATCGTCGGTCTTTCGCTGCGCCAGCTTCAGGTTGCCGCAGATGGCGATCAGGCAACGGTAGATGACGTGCCAACCGCCGGAACGCGTGCGCTCGACGACCAGCTTGGCCCGCAGGTCTGCCGGAATCTTCTCCCACCACGCGGAGAACAACTCGCCACCTGCGTCGAAGTCCATCGCTTCCAGGTTCCCCGACGCCTCGCCGCAGAGGATGCACAGCGCGTCGGGGTTGTTTGAAAACCACGCCGCCAGTTCGGCCTCGGTGGGCGAACGCTTGGTGTAAGGTTTCCACTTGCCGATGGACTTGATCGGGCGCTTGGTCTCCCGGCTGGCCGGTAGAGCGCGCAGGCCCGCTTCGATGTATTGCCGCGCAACGTTGATCATTCATCCACCTCCGTGCGGACTTCGACCGCTTCCAGGTTCCGGCGGAACATCCAGAACATCCGCAGGGCCTGGCGGGTGATCGGGAAGCGCTGCAGCGGATCGTCCATATCCCGCACGTCGCCCTCGTGGGCGACCTGGACGAGGTGTTCCAGTTCATCGACCCCCACGGCCTTGACGTGGTCGAGCAGGAGGCCGACACGTTCGACCAGGGGCAGACTCTTGCAGCATGCGCAGTTCATGGAGCGTCCTTTCTCCGCGATCAAAAGGGGATGTCGTCTTCGGGCCACTCGTACTCGGGCAGTTCGGCTTCATCGTGCTCGTCGGGTGGCGCTTCCGGCACCGGGCCGAGTTCGTAATCAACGATCCGGTCGTAGCGCTCGCCGGGCACCGATCGCACGGTGATCTTGAGTGGCTTGGCCAATCCGCCTGCCTCGGCACATGCAACGGCAATCTCGGCTGATCTGGGAGCGGGCGAGATGGAACGCCTGCGCCACCAGGCCTCGGCCTTGGCGCGGGCGTAGCCGGTGTGCTCGACACAGACCCATTCGCTTTGCCACTGGTTCCAGCCGACCTGGTAGTCCACCCGAAGTGTGCGCGGATGGCCCTCGGGGGCGTCGCGCTTCACGTGAACCGAGTAGGCCACGTCCGTGACTTCGTAGTCGGTGTCCGTTGGTGTCGGCAGATCGCTGCTGAGGATGGCATCGGTGCTGGCCTTGGCGTAATGCTTCCGTTCACCCGCCTTGGCCTGCTCGGACATCTCGAATTCGTACTCGCACTCCGGGCAGAACCGCACGCCGATGTTGACCACCTCCTGGCAGTTGGGGCAGACCTTGACCGGTTCTGGGCCGTTGCCCGAGCCATCCGGTGGTGTCACCGCGTCAACCGGGCCGTGCCGACGGATGTTGCCCGCGAAGTCCAGCACGAGGCAGTGGTCTTTCCCGTCGCAGAGACGGAATCCCCGCCCGACCATCTGGTAGTAGAGCCCCGGCGAGTAGGTCGGGCGCAGCAGGCAGATGGCGTCGATGTTCGGCGCATCAAAACCGGTGGTCAGCACGTTGACGTTGGTCAGGTACTTCAGGTCACCGCAGCGAAACCGGTCGATGATGGCCGCCCGTTGTAGCGGCGGCGTGTCGCCGGTGATGGTTTCGCACGGCTCGCCCGTCAGTTCCCATAGCGTCTCGGCCACATGGTGCGCGTGGCGGACACCCACGCAGAACACCAGTGCGCTTCGGCGGTCATCGGTCCATGCGATGATCTCCTCGCAGGCCTTGCGGACCAACTCGGACTGGTCCATCAGGTTCTCCATCTCCCACGAGATGAACTCGCCGCCGCGCACATGCAGTTCGCTGGTGTCGACCTCCGATTTCGCCGCCTTCGACTTGAGCTTGCTGAGGTAGCCGTCCTGGATCAGCTTGCCGACCTTGATCTCGTAACAGACGTGGTTGAGGAAATGATCCGGCTGGCAGATCAACCCTTCCTTCATCCGGTACGGCGTCGCGGTCAGTCCGACAACCCGCATGTGCGGGCGGATCGCCATAGCGTCCTTGAGGAACGACTGGTACATGCCCTCGCCGTCGAGGGGGATCATGTGCGCTTCGTCGATGATCGCCAGGTCGAAGCCATCCAGTTCGCAAGCCCGCTTGTAGACGCTCTGGATGCCTGCCACGACAACCTGGTTGTCGGTGTCCCGGCTGCGCAGCCCGGCCGAGTAGACGCCGACGTCCAGGTCCGGGGCCATACGCCGCAGCGTCCCGGCCGTCTGGTCGAGCAGTTCCTTCACGTGGGCGAGGATGATCACTCGGCCGCCCCAGCGATTGGACGCATCACGGCAGATCGTCGACATCACGGGCGTCTTGCCGCCTCCGGTGGGGATGACCACGCAGGGGTTGTCATCCCGCATCCGGAGGTGGTCGTACACCGCGTCGACCGCTTCCTGCTGGTACTGTCGAAGCGTGATCGGCTCGGATTGTTCAACCGCCGCGATCATCAGTTGTTCGACCCCGGCGGAAGCTGCAAACCGCAGACCGGACAACGGTGTAGCGGCATATCCGAGATGGTCACGACGACCCGCCCGCCATCCCGGCGCTCGCGCCGACGGCTCAGCAGGAGGTCAACCTGGCTGTCGTCCTCGTACACCCCGGCATGTTGGAGCGCATCGAGCAGCGGCTTTTGCAGGTTGTCCAGGTCGCGGCGACGCCTGTCGGGTGGGAACGCGTCCATCGTCAGTGCAACGCGCCCACCTGATGGCGGCTTTCGAATGCCGCTACCACCGGCCGATGACAGAAGTTCACACACTTCGGCGCGATACTCCCGGCCCTCGCGGCTGATGACCATGCGGTTGTTCCACTTCCGCCAGTAGTGGTTTGCGGAGGGCGGGTAAGGCAACTGAAGCTTGAGCATGGCATCCTCCTCATCGCTTCCACGGCGGGGTATTGCTGTCGATGGGTGCCTGATGCGCGGGGGCGTGCGAATCGTCAGATTCGGCGGCGGCATAGCCCTTGATCTCGTTGGCGATCTCGCCGTTGTCCTCGCGCTTCCTGCACTTGACCGTGATCAGCAGAGGGATGTTGTGCAGCTCGGCCGAGTCGCGCGGTTCCATCACGCCCACGGCCCGGCAGATGGCCGAGAGGCTGCCCCGCGCGATCTTCTGCGTCAGGTCGTTGGGGTGATTGATGCACAGCCGATCCCAGACCTTGCGTCCCTGGAAGTCGCCATCCAGCACGGTGAATTCCAACTGGAGGTAGCTGCCGTCTCCGCGCTTGGTGGCTTTCATCTCGCTGCCGGTAATGGCCGCGATGTACTTGCCAGCAGGCAGCGGTTCGAAGGCCGTGGTCGGCTCGACTTCGTGGGCGTTGAATCCGTTGAGGTTCGCCATATTCAGTTCTCCTTGTTCTTGGTGTTCTGTTCACCGACCAGGCGCAGGTTCGGCTTGGCGGCGGGGGCGGGATCGGGGGACATGGCCTGCATCAACGCGGGCCACGAGAGGGAAAGTTCAGCGGGCAGCGCATAGCGGTTCTTCGCCACGCACGACGGGCTGCCGACGGTGCGGAGCACACGCTCGCCCCCGTCCTTGCCCAGCCCGGCCGCAATGGTGCGGTCGCGTCCAAAGCCAGCCTCCTCGGTTTTGGTGATGATCTTGCGGGTGGCGAAGAGCACCGCATCCACCCACTCGGTGATCAGCGCGTTGGCGTGCTTGTGCAGACGCGGCGAGTAACGGTCGTAGGCGGCATGCTCGGGGTCCTCGAACTTCTCGACCTTCGCGTGTGCCAAGAGGATCACGCACATCCCCCGACGGGCGCGCAGGTCGTTCAGGCCGTTGAGCACCTGCCGCCACTGCGTCAGGGCGTGCGTGTAACCGCGAGCGTAGCCGCCATCGACCTTCTCGATGCTCGATACGCCGTACTGCACGCAGAGCACATCCCAGATCAGCCGCTCCAGCCAGTCGCACGAGTCGATGACGACCGTCTGGTAGTCGTGTTGCTCGCGCAGCAACGCCGCAATGGCGTTGGTCACGTCGGCGAACCGCTCGGCCAGCGGAAAGCTGTCGCAGTCGGCGAACCGCTCGGCCAGCGGAAAGCTGTCGCAGTCGATCTGGTCCAGCCCGTCCTCGGTGGGGATGAAGATGGGCTTCGGTGCCTGCGCCGCCGTGGTGCTCTTGCCGATTCCCTCCGTGCCGTAAATCAGCAGCCGGGGCGGGCTGTGTCGGCGACCTTGATGAATCCGTTCAATCAGTGACATTCGCGATCTCCTGTGCTGGGCGTTGGGTGGTTGACGGGTAGCCAGGTCATGGCCTGGCGTCCGCTGATGCGGCACAGGCGAGCCGGTCCGTTGATGACAAGCCCGGCCTGGCGAAGCTCCGGCAACCGCTTGTGCGCTTTCACCTCGATGCGGTCTTCGATCTCCCGCGCCGTGAGGCCCGGCGTTTCGATCACCGCCTGGAGGCACCGGCTTCGCTGCATCCGTGCCAATCCACTGGACTCGATTGCCCGCCCGGCCATGGCCGAGGTCGGCGGATCGTTGTTGCGATGGTTTGGTGTCATGTCCTGTCCTCTTGGTCATGCGTTCACGTTGTGTTTCGCTGGCCAGCGAATGCGACGGCCGGGGGTCGAACCCGGACGGGCCTTCAGCTCCAGGCGGGCAGCCCGACGTGGCGGCGATGGGTCTTCATGGCCTGGATTCACGCTCCCTCCGGTGGGAGCTACCGTCGCGTGCGCCCGGCCGAATTGACCGGGCTTCGAATCAAGGCGTCAGGGAACGTCGAGGAGGCGGATGTCCTCGTAGCCGGTCGGCCAATGTCCGTTCTCCCGACAGGAGATGAGCCTGCGGATCGCCGCTTCGTTCTCGCCCCGCGCGATAGCCAGGCTGTCATCGCTGACGCGCCAGACACCGCAACGGAACGGTTCCTTCTTCTCGATGGCCACGATGTGGACGGGAACGTGCTGCTCGATCACCTCGGCGAGCACGCCCTGGTAGAACCCGAGTTGATTGGTGTAGCGATAGCGTTTCGCGTCGGCTTCGAACCAGGTGAGATCGTCACAGCTCTTGAGATCGACAATGCCTCGATGAGGATGCGTCCAGTCGATCCGCACCTGGCAGGGCACGCCGCAGTACTCGGCCCGCACCACGCCCTCGGCCCGACCATAGAGCAACAGGTCGACCGCCTCGTCGTTCATCGAGACGCCGCTGGCCATGTTCTCGACGAGCTCAACATGGTCGTGCGACAGGACGGGCTTGCCCTGTGCTTCGGCCCACTCGCGGAATGCTTTTGTGTTGCCCCCGAACGGGCGGCCGGTCGTTGGATTGACCGGGCCGCCCAACGCAAACGAGGCCTCATACACGTCGCGTCCTTCGAGAATTCGGCTGTGCGCCGCCCGCCCGATCAGGTAGGCGGTCGAGTCGGTCTCGGCAATCAGCCCCGAGTGCTTCTTGAAATGCAGCCAGGGGCATTTCATGAAGTCGATGAGTTGATGACTGCTGAGGTACTCGGCCGACCGGGCGTGGTACTGCTCGGCGGGCTCGGCCTCAAGGACGCTCAAATCAATGTGCAGATCGTCGTGCATGGTTCACCTCGCGTGCGTTTGTGTCCCGGGGTTTGCCCTCTACATCCGCACGGAGGCCGAATCTGCCGCGCTCGAATCACAGAAACCCAGGCTCGGCTCCATGAAGTACGCGCGGGCCTGGGCGATCAGGCGGTAGATCGAATTGCGATGGATGCCCAACTCCTCGGCCGCCTCGGTCGGCGACAGTCGCATCAACAGGCGGCACACCTTCTGCAGCCGCGTGGGCATACGTTCCAGCACGACATCGATGTCCAGCTTCAACTCGAGTTGGGCCAGTTCGTCCTCGCCCTCGTGCGCCGGGTTGTTGACAGTCGAGGGGCAACCGTCGGGTGCCTGGGAGAATCCCATCGGCCTGCCCGCCTCGCGCTGCCGCATACGGCACTCGGTCTGCGTGAGCTTCTTGACCGCCAAGTCGAGCACCCGGCTGGCGTAGGTGTGCCAGGTGGCAGACCCGTCCGGGTCGAACCGGTCCGCCGCCTTGAGCAGTTCGACGGCCATCTCCTGGGCCAGGTCGTCCCGACGGTCGTCCGGCAGCCGAAACTTGATGGCCAACTGCCGCGCCCTGAAGTCAATCCGCTCCAGAACGTAGTCGTCGATGAGGTGAGATGTGCTGGGTTTGGAACGTTGGGGGGAAACTACCGATGCAGTCATTTGCGAAACTCCCGCTACGGGGCCTGAGTTCGCGGCCCACGGCGGGCCGCACCGGCCTCCGGGCGGGTTGCAGATGACGGCGTGAAAACATCTGCAATGACTGCAAGTCGTTATTCAGAAGGGCGATGTGCGCATAAAAAAAGCGATTGCAGTTGCAGCGAATCGCCGTAACTGCAATCGCGTCGTATGTGAAGCGTCGAGCGGCTTATCGCCGACGCTGGTAGTTCATGACCGCATCAAGTGAGTTGGCGGATTCCCACAGCATCTTGAGTACCCTGGCGCGACCATCCTTGAGGCAGTTGCAGACCTGCGAGGTCGTCAGACCGGCGCGCTTAGCCAGATCTTTCTGCTGTGGACGAGGCAGGAGTTCGGGGGTAAGGCCACGATCATTCAGCGAATGGGCATGATCCCTCGCCGCCAGCAGGTGCGCTTCCATCTCCTTTTCAAGCTTCTCAATGGCGGCGGTTCGCTCGGCGCGCATGGGCGTCGGCTTCTTGTTGCGGTAGTTGCTCGGCAGCGTCAACTTGACCATCTGCGCGAACGCCTGCAGGTACTCTTCCCAGGATTCTGTTTCGACGAGCCCGTCGTCCTCACAACTGACGACCTCGCTGAGTGGCACCAGGAGCATGTTGCCCGTCCGCGCGGCACTCTCGGCCGTGTCGGTCCAGTTCACGCGACTCGGGGTGAGCAGGATCGCCCCGGGCCGACGAGAACGGTGCTGGAGCTCGAGAACCTGCTCGCGGAGTGCCTTTCGGTTGGGGCAGAGCAGAAGGAACACCGGGAAGCTGGCGGCCTTCTTCGGCTCCCAATTGCCGATCTGCAGGCACCGGGTGGTCTGCTCGACGGGAGTCTTTGCAATGTTCACGCCGTCCAGAGCGTTGCAGATGGCAGACCGTAGCAGGCGAAGATCGAGTTGGTAGAGAATGACGTCATTGGCCTTCAGGGCCAGACGATTGCGCCAGTCGGAGTCATCTATGGCGACGACACTCTGGTCTGCATGGCGGATCACTTTGAGCGGACGCCCGGCGCGCGGGTTCGGATATGTGCGGGCGACCCGTTCCAGGGGCGTGAGCATCCCCTCGAGGGCGACCAGATTTCCATCGGCACGGCTGTGCCATTCAGCCATCACCGCCGTACGGCCGGTGCGGGACTCAACCCACTGCCACAGCGACTCTGCTTTCGGCATCGCTCATCCCTCCCGCCAAGGCCAACACGATGAACCCGCGTTTTATCATCCAGTCATGGATCATGGGGCTGTCGGTTTCCCGGTCAAACACCGCTCGGTTGGGCGGCTCCACGGTAATTATCCGCTGACGCCCGCCGGTGAAGGTGATCCGGAACTTCGCCCTTACCAGAATCAGCCCCGGCTCCGACAGGTCCGGTCCGTTGGCCTCGATGTCACTGAACACGTCGTCCCCGCCCACAGTCCGCACGTTGGCATAGTCCAATTCCCGGCAGTATTCCAGCTTGTAAAGCTCGATGGCCTCGATCCCCGCCGCGTCCCTGCATCGCAGGGCGTCTCGCTCAAGGTCGATCAACGGCTGGAGCGTGTACTTGGCGGCGGGGTTCTTGAACTCGAAGAACTTCTCACCGCCGTATTCAGCGAACAGGTGCTTGCCGAACAGCGTGCAGTAGATTTCCTGCTCGCCCTTGGTTTCTGTGAAGATCGCCAGTTCGCCCGTATCGGGATAGTAAATCAGCACGTCATATTTGGCGGGGCGGTAGAAGACGCTGCCGGAGCTCTCATCCGCTTCCAGCGTTTCCTCCCGCTTGATCCGCTGTCCGTGGCGAACCAGGAACCAAAAGCCGTCTTCCTTCGGGAACGGGAACACGCACGCACCGCGCCCCTTCTTTTTCCAATGGAACCATTCATTGAGGTCGCCTTCCAGCGCGATGCGAACTGCGTCGCTGGGAATCTCAAGGTCCGGACGGTCCGCCTCGACGGGGAAGAAGGAGAGGAAGGATTTGGGCCTGCTGCGGTACATCTCGGCATGCACACGCTCCAGAATCAGCGGGTCGGCCAGCCAGACGCGGACCGTCAGGTCTTCCGGCGTCGGGTCGTCGCCGTCTGCCGTGGTCACGTCGATTTCCGCATCCTCTGCCTCTTGCAGGATGCGGTCGTAGCAATCCGGGTCCGCCAGGTTGTCGACGAAGTACAAGGCGTCCAGCAGGTCTTCCGGCGTATCGACGCTCGGCGACATCAGGATTCTGGCCAGAGCCTCGTGGTCGAACTCATCAGGATCGTCTGGCCAGGGCAGTTCCCGCTGGGTGACGAGGAAGTCCCGGTGTGGAGACAGGAATTCCAGAAGCAGCTTGGCATTGATCCGCTTCAGGATCGCGGCGTTGGTGAATCGCTTCAGACTGAGTGTTTTGGCCACTTCGGGCCTCCTTTCCCCGGCCAGGAAGTGGCCAGACTCAAGGCGTTCAAGGATCAGAACCGCGGTCCGCAATCCGTCGCGGGCCACTATGCGTCATCTACATAGCACACCAAACAGCCGAGGGAATGCTGGCGCTCGCTGAGCGTCTGGCCAGCCGAGCGTCAGCATCCCCCAATCCCATTCCTCTACCCCTTGGGCGGGAAGGGGTCGTTTCCGTGACTGTCTCGGGCCTGAATTTGGCCGTCCTGCCCGTGGACAAACAGCTCCGTCCCCTGATTCCGACTGATCTGCCTGGCAGCGTCAACTGCCTCGATCTTGGTTCGGAAGTGCCCGCTGACACGGTCAGCACCGCCCTTGCGAACATTCCATCCGCCGTCAGGGTCCGGAACAACGTGATGCGACTTACTTTTTGCCATGATGTTCTCCTAGAGAATCTGGCTTCGTTTCAGGCTGACCACGCTGGCCAGCTTCACTGTGTCTGTCGTACAGGGCTCCGTGAGCAATAACTCCTTGCGGCGGAACCATCCGTGGGTAAGATAGTTACGGCGATTGCTGTCTAGCCGCACCATCTCCCTACAGGTGAATACGACCGGGCGTTACAGGACACGAAATCGGATTCGCGGGCTGTTCCGGGGCCGATGGTTCGTAACGCCAGGTCGTATATGCTTGTGGCCCGGGACAGGCAGAGGTTGATTCGCATGAACGAGGTTACAACAGAAGGCACGGATGTGCATGAAGACATCGCACTGAAGCTCATGTGCGGGGAAGAATCCGTCTGCGAAGAGATCGTTCGGAACTATGCTCCCGCAATCAAGGCATGGCTTCTGACCCTGAAGCTGGGTTTCACACAGGAGGACGCGGAAGACATTGTGTGTGAGGCAATCGCGCGCCTGTGGCAGAAGCGAGACCAGTACGACGATTCAAAGGGCAGCTTAAGGAGCTACCTCTTCGGGATCGCTAGGCACCTGGTTCTGGATCGTCCCAAGACGAGTCGATTCAAGACTATGCGCCAAGAACGACAGGTTGGGGACGAATACCTGAAGAACCTGGCCGCACCGAAGACGAAATCCGCGAGCAAGACCCCTCAAGACCCGGATGAACCGATTCTAATCGCCCTGCGAGAAGCGTTGCGCGAACTGCCGGAAATGCAGAGGAAGGTTCTGATCGAGGACGCCGGAGCCACAGAAGAACTACCCGCTGCTCAACTGGGCGAGATTCTTGGTGGGATACCGGCAGGAACGATCCGGCAATACCGCAAGCGTGGCAAAGACGCTCTTCGGCGCAAGCTCCTCGAGCGCGGCTTCGACGGAACGACGAAGGGATAGGTGCAAGCATGACCAAATATACAGACCAAGACATCAACGAACTCGTGTTCAAGGCGATAGTTCCTAAAGGATTGCGTCCTGAGACTCCTGAAGAGATCGACGCGATGCTGGATGCTCTCGGTGGAGACAGCCTGTCGGAAGACGACGTGCAGCGAATGCTCCGGAAAATCCGTGGCGAGGAAACACTGGGTGACCCGACAGCTGAACGAGATCGGGAGTGCTGTGACGATGCGGCGGTAGAAATGACTGATGCAGAGCTGGCACTCTACAGAAATAGGAATGAGGACGTTCCTCCCGAGGTAGAAGAACTGCTGCAGCATATGGAAAACGAAGCACTAGAAGATGGGGAGGAGGACGAGGACGACTCGGAAGACGATGCGTAAGCCTGATTGGAAGGAACTTCAGAGCCACAGAGACTGGGCATGCTGTCAAGGCGAGAGCATTGCCGATGTCACAGGCCGTCAGAGCTATCCCATCGATCCCTTTGCTGTGGCCGCGAATGAGCCAGTCATCTATGTGAAAGGTGCCGATCTGGGCGACAAGCTCGATGGACGGCTTAGCTTCTGTCGGGCAAAGAAGAAGAACCAGCGAAACCGGTTCCTTCTAGCATACAACACGCGATATGACCGTATCTGCACCTACGACGGCGACCACTGCCCGAAGGTACGATTCACTGTGGCTCATGAGTTGGGCCACTACTTCCTGGATCGCCACCGCCGGTATCTTCGACAAGGCGGACAGCCGTATTCCTGCTACACCGAGACGTACTCGGGAATGATGATGGAGTTGGAGGCGGACGCATTCGGGGCCGGTCTTATGATGCCGTCGAAGCTTCTGACACCGATCATCAATCGTGATATCGGTGACCAGCCCAATCTGGATGACATCCGAAGGACCGCAGGCAAATTCCAAGTGTCGCTTACCAGCATGATGGTTCGATGGGCGCGGCTTTCGGACTTCCCTTGTGCTGTCTTCTCAGTTTCTGACGTTGGCGGGAAACTCGGGATTCGGTGGGGATGGGTATCCGAGGCCTTCGTGCAGGTCGGGGCATACTGGCGGCGCTATGGGGAGTTCCGATCAAAGGATGCGAATAGATTCCTGGGTGGTGCCCCAGATCTCACCAGGTGGCAGAGCGGCTCAGGTCTGGGAATGATGAGTGATTGGGTCGAGACAGACCATCGGATAAGCGTCAAAGAACACTACGCCGTCATCCCGTATGCCAACCATCTGCTCGTATTCCTCACTGCCACGGAGGACGACCTGAGCGATTG